CCCATCCCCTACTTGCATGTCCGCTATCGAAGCAAAGCGTTGACCTGCTTGAACCACGACCCCCATTAATTGCAATAAAGTTTGTGAAGGTTCTTTATAAGGTAAAGTCATAAATGCATCTCTTAAATTTCCGCCAGGAGCATCTACATCTCTCCATTCACCAGGTTGAATAGATTGAGCATCATCTCTAATTCTAATTCCTCTTTGTTTAAATCCAGCTGGTAAATTAGATAATGTTCCAGCATCTAATAATTGTCTTAGTGCTTGGGTTGCAGTTCTTGATAAACCACCAATCATTTGAATTAAACCATTACCATAGAAACCAAATCCAGGTAAAAATTTGAAATGTACAAAGTAATTAATTTTTTTCTTTAATGGATCATCAGCTTTATAATTACGTCTAATAGATAAAACTTCTCTTGATCCTTCTTCTAAAGTTACAATGTAAGGTAGTTTTATTCCTGTGGGCTCACCAGTCTGTGGATTCATATCTTCAAATCCTTCCAGATCTAAATTAACATGACATTCATATAATGTGAAAACATCTTCGGTTTGACCACTCATAGTCACACCATCTAATTGTCTTTCTTTAGATTTAACATCATCTGCTTCTGATAAATCATCTGAAGCCTTTAATTCTATGTCTCTATAAAATCCAGATATTTGTTGTTTACGTAATTCATTTTCTGAAATTTTAATTACATGAACAACTGCTTCTGCATCTTCAATACTATTTGCAGTATATGGAACTAGAATATCTTGAGCTTGAATAAATTTTGATACAGCTCTTCCAAGAATATCATCGTAATAAACTTTTTTAAATGTTGATCCTGATAATGGTAAATAAAATAACATTTGATCAAACTCAGGTTCATATTCTTTCATAACATCCATAATTTGATAATTCATAAATTCAGAAACTCTATCTGCTTGATCTTGAATAGCTGGAGTTTCTACTCCAATCACTTGAGTTCTTACCGGTCCTTCAGGTGGTAGTAATTCTTTATAAGCTTGTGCTTGAAATTGTGTAACTGCTTCTGCAAGAACTGGATGTGTTGCACTTGATGCACCTTGAAATGGTTCTGTTCTTGATTCGTATTTAAATCCTAATAAATCTAATCCTTGAGTATATGCTTTTTCCCAATCTGCTCTTGAATCTTTATATGATTGTGCATCTTGATAAAGTTCAGATCCTAATCTTCCAAGATATTGTTCATCAATAACTTCTGCTAGGTTTGCACCGAATTCTGTTCCAGTTGATAAATTTTTCTTTGGATCAAAATTTATATCAACACTGCCATCTTCGTTTTCTGTAACTTCAGTAGGACCTGCTGGAATAGATTCAGTTGCTTGAGCAACTTGTTCTATTTCTAATTCACCTGGTGTTAACTGATCAGCTACGTTTGGTAGCGACTTGTCTATTTCTGCCATTTGATATGTTCTCCGATTTTACTGTTCTAACAGTATTATAGTTAATATTCAAGCCTTGCGGACATGGTCCCTTCTTAGGTGGTACTGTTGTAGTTAATCTACTTCTTTTTAACAATTTTTCCTCCTTTAGCGAATTTATATTCACCTCTAATCATTATATTTTTATCTCCTAATTTATTTCTAAGAGCACTAATTCCATAATTATAATTATCTCCTTCATTATAGTATCCAGCTCCTACTCCTTCTGGTCCTTTACTTGCAAAAAAAGTTCCATCATTATTTGGAGTGTATGAAGCATTATATCTAATAGATCTATCTCCTTCAAAAGGATTAATTCCTTTAGTAGCTGAAATATTAAATTTTTCTCCTGAATATCCAACTTGTGGTTTAACATCAGAAAGATTAGATAATAAATATTTTTTTAATTCTTTTATTCCACCTGATTCAATTTCTTTCCCTGTCATTTGATCAATTGGTTTTTCTCTTGGTGTTTCACTAAGTCCATAATATAAACCTTTCATTCCTTCTTTAGGTAATGTTCTTAATGATTTACCAAAAAAATCTTCTTCACTATTTATTGTAGGTATTTCTATTTCATCATCCGATCCATTTTCATAACCAATTCTTCCACCCGTTGCAGCTCCGTCTCTTCCCATATTCTCAATTGCTGTTGTTTGTTCAGGAGATTGATCATAAGTAAATTGTTTTCTTAATAATTCTTTTTGTTCTTGAGGTAGTGCTTCAAATTCTTTGTATTGATCATAAAAATCTTTAGCAACACCTGCTGCAGATAAAGTAATTCCAAATGGAGTTGCAAATCTACCAATACTTCCAAGTTGTAATATTTTAGAAGCTATTGGATTTGTAACAACATCTTTTGCAAGTTCTGGTAACATAAAAAATAATCCTTTTTCACCTTGACCAACAAGTGTATCTAATGCTTTTGATGCTGTAACACTTCCTTCTTTAGCTGCATTTTTTAAATCTGAATAAACATCTTGAGCATAAAGTCCTGCACTCACTGCTGGAGTTCCAATAACTTTTAATCCTGTCAAAGCACCTTTTGCAACTTGTGGTGCATACTTTCCATACAATCCTTTTACATCACTAATGACTTCTGAAGTTACATCAGAAAGTGCAGCAGGTCCCATTCCTAATTGATTATTTAGTTTAGTTAAAATAGATGTTTCTTTTTCTTTAATTAAATTTTGTTTTTCTTTTGAACTTATTTTTGGTTTACTTCCCTCTGCTAAAGTCTCTCGCTGCTCGTTGCTTGTATCTAGCGTCTCGGGGCTAGTAACGGGTGTTGGTTTTCTAGTGAGATAACGCATCATCTCATTGTATTGATAAACTTTCATTTATAGTCCTGTTAAATAATCTAGACCAATAGAACCACCTTTTGCTTTTTTCTCAGGTGTTTCTAAGATAGTTTTCATTTCTTCTTCAGTATATGATTCTTTTGGTCTTGCTTCATTAGGTTCAAATTTAAATTTAGATCTTGCTAATTTTTCAGCTTCTAATTCTGAAGTTACTTTTTTAAAGTCAGGTATTAAACTATCTAATTGCTCTAACGCATCTTCTCCATAAATTTGTCTAAAAGGATCTATTGGTTCTTTTATTGTATTTGCTTGTTCTAGAGTTATATTTTTAATTTTACCTGCTTTAATATCGTTTATTAAAATTTGTCTTGCTGTTGCTCTAACTAAACCTTCATCTTGCATTCTAGCTAAAGAACCTTGTGATGTGCCAAATTCTTTTAAAATATCTCCAACAGTTGCTTTTTCACCTGTTTGTTTTTCTAATTCTTTTCCAATTTTTTTTAATTGATTAACTCTTGCTTCTATGTTTCCAGCTATTGTTCCTGGAGGATTAATTTGTCCAACTTCTTTTGTTAAAGATAATAAACCTTCTCCAGTAATAGGTTGTTTAGTTCCAATACCAATTACTTCTGCACTTACTGTTGGTGTTATTTCTTTATTTATCATAAGAGTATCGTGCAATCTTCTTACATTTCCTTCATAGATTAATCTTTCAGAGTCATTCATTTTTGAAAGATAAGGAATTTCATCTTCTATAACTTTTTTAATTTTTTCTAATACCTCAGGATTATCTGCAGCCTTAGCTACATCGAATTGTTTTATTAATGGATTAGAACTATTTGAAGGAAGTTTAATAACATTAGTGCGGGTACCAATTGTTTTATTGATAACATTTTTACCGTATATTGCTTGTAACATTTCAAATAAATTTTTCATATCAATTTTTAAATATATTTATTATTATATAAATCTAGCAAGGTATAATTTGAATACGGACTTATAGAAGGTATTCCATATATAAATGGTTGTGTTTTTAAAGCAGCATTTAATCTTGATACTAAAGCATCTCCAGTATTGTCTCCTGTGCTTATATTATTTAAAGGAGCATACTGTTGTATTGTAGTTATTCCACCGCTATTATTTGGTCCTGGTGTTGATGTTTGAACTGAAGTATCTACTTGTGAAAAATCATTTGGTGCTGTTACTCCTCTATTAGCAGCAGCAACTGCATTAGCTATTGCATTCATGGCTATTGCTGTTGGAGAAATTGACATGTAAGCATTAAATGCGTTTCTTGCAAAATTACTTACTGCACTCATTACACCAGTTCCTTCTGATGTAGCATTAGCTGCACTAACTCCGCCTGTTCCTTCTTCACCACCTGGTCCTGATCCAACTCCTGTTGCAGATGTACTATCTCCTGATCCACCTACTCCTGCTGAATCTCCTGTTCCAACTCCTGCATCTCCTGCTGCAGATGCTGCGGCTCCATCGTCTCCACCAACTCCACCGCCTGATCCATTACTTGATCCTTCACCACTATCTGCTCCTGAGTCTCCACCTGAGTCTCCACCTGAATCTCCTCCGTCGCCACCATCTCCACCGCCATCTCCACCGCCA